TGTAACTATCCAGAATTGATTTTTAACTACGGGTTTTGCAATTAATGTTTTAGTCATTTTTTATTCCTATGTGTGAGTATAACATTATTTAAATGTACATGTCAACCTTTGTACCCAAACTATATAGATATTGGTACTCTTGGTATTCTCTTGTGAGTTTCAAAGATTCATACCTTTTTACTTCTTGTATGCTTTCTAAAAACAATCTATTTTGATCCAAACGTTTATCTGATTGTATCTTTAATATCTTATCTTTTTCCCTATTATCATCCATTCTGATATCATTTTTCTTTGTAGATTCTATGATATCTTTTAACATATTATACCTTAAGGTATAATTAAGTAATGGTGTAGGTGCAGATATTTTGTTCATGTAAATAACCTTATATCTTTGTGTTTAACAAATATAACGTTGTGTACTACATCCTTGTATTTGATGGGCAAATCCAAATGTATACTAATTCTCGGACCTTCAATTTCATTAATCAAAGTATCATTACCGACCGTACCTACAAAGGGAATTTTATTCCATTTACCAATAACACGATCACCGATATTGTATTTACCTGTGTATCGGTTTGCTTTAAAATATTCTGCTAATGTTGGCATTATAACATAAACTGCTTTAGCAAATCACATGCTAAAGACAAGTCCTCTACTACAGGTTCTTCTAGGATTTGACGATATTCTATAATGATTTCTAAAGCATAGGCTTGATCCTCATCATCCAATGTGTTCCACCAATCAAGTAATTCGTGTGGGTTTTTACTTAAAATATATTGTAGATTTTTGTAATCTCTACTCATCTTATTCTCCTAGTTGTTCCCAAGTATATTCAGAGTCTTTCATATATGCTACTGGTTTAAGCCATCCGTGACCGATACATTCTTGGATTATTTTTTTATAACTATTCGGGCATTGTTGGCTAATTTCAAATCCAGCACGTGCCGCTATAAAGTTTCCATTGCTAATCATAAAGTCTGAATCGCCCGGACGAATTGTTTTAACAGTTTTTTCAGATTTTGTAAAGGTCATACTAATGAACCCTTATAAGGTGCATTTAACCATTTTGCATATGTATCAGCTTGTTCACTAATCTTAGTCAACTCATACTTACCACAAAATTTCATAAAGTGTATACCCACTTGAGGAGTAACAGTTGTACGTACACCCTCACGGATATATTTATCTACGGATTGTTTGACCTCATCGGGTTGACGGGTTAAATCAATCAATACACGATTACGTTCATAATCATCACGTACCCGATGTTCTACCTCGTTGTGATCTACCCATCGTTGTAACATCATGTTATTCCAATCAAAGCCTTGTTTGTTCCTGTCAGCATAAGCTTCCATCAATCCGGCTTTCTTTTGTGTACCTTTACTACGTACACCTGGATAAGCACTAAACACGTTGTCGGTTGAATCACCACGCATACATTTTTCAAAAAGAATATATTGTGGGTCTCCTAACAGTTTTGGCTCACTAGTTTTCTTGTCCTTGATAATACGACCTTTATCATCAAAGTAACCTTCAAGTGTAATTAACTGATTAGTAATACCATTGTATTGTTTAACGTTAGGTGCAATTAATTGTAAAAAATCGGTATCGCTACTGATTAGAAAATGTTCATCTTCTTGGTGCAAGTGAACCCAACGTGCAATCAAGTCATCAGCCTCTGCTTTTGGATCACGTAGGACACTCACATTAGTTTTCTCACGCAAGAATGTTGTGAATTTTTCATACGTTTCCCAAAAAAGTTCGTTTTCTTCTTTCTCTGCTTGAGTTTGTGATTGTGTATCTACAACACGGTTCTTCTTGTAGGGCTCGTAGTAATCTTTACGCCATGACCTACCTTCGGTACAGAACACAACGTGGTCAATTCCAAATTTGCGAACGATTTGATTGCATGATGCAAGTGTAAGATGTAAGGCCATGCCCACCTTCTCCCAAGGATCACTGTTTCGTGAAGCAACATGACGGGCACGGAAGAAAGTATTTGCGGTATCGATTAGTGCGTATTTCATGTGTTTATTATATACTACTATTTAGTTTTTGTCAACTTTACTTGTTCCAAAAACAAATCTGGATTTACAGTAATGTTAGCAAAACGACCTTGATTGTCCACAGAGAACGGCATAAATTCCTTTTTTACTTTTCGTACAGTATCATATGGATAATTAATAATTTGGTCAGCAACCAAGTTTTCCAAATCAACTAATTCTTTTTTCCATTTAGGATCCAGCCATTCAAGTTTTTTATCACTAAACTCATCTAAGCGAAACTTATTCCATTGAGTTTTAACATAACGTTCTAAATCTTTAATTTGACTTACTTTACCATAATACAAATTACAGAATTGTTGTGGTGCCGCAACAGAACGTGAGTATTCCATGACACGATCCCAGGGATCTTCACGTGTAGTGATTCCATATCCAAGCACAAGTGTTTGTGCCTGAATAATGTTATAGAACCATGCGTAATCAGAGAGTGCTATTGCTAACATCTTGACGAACACTTAGTGGCAGAGAATCATAAATGTCAATCTTTACATTTGAAGATGGTGAATAGACAAACATATTTACATCGCTAGGTACAGGGTGCTTGCCTCCCAAACGCATATACATCTTTAACACAATAGACAAAGCACAATTGTACGGTGGAGTACCGCTAGACTTGCCTTGCTTTTGCAACCATTCTTTGTATGCGGCTGTAGTAGCAGATTTCAATTCAGGCATACTAGTGAAAAATGTCTTAATTACGGCATGCAATTCATTTAAGAATGCATCAAATTGTTTACCTGATGTAGGTTGATTCACATTAGTATAACCTTGATACAAGTTTCCATAAAAACCAAACATACTAGCATCATTGGTACCTTTCCAATACTTGTTGTTTGTACTCATAATGAAATCAAGTTCAGGCATGTCAGCTGGCTTATATTCAGATACAGCTTCAATGTGACCTAGTGTACCCACCATACCCAAATCTTCGTGACCTTTTGGCAGAGGTACTGCATTTTCACGTACCATTAGTTTTTGCTTTTGATAGGCCAACTCATAAGAATTAACAGGTCCTACATTACCGTAAAATTCATAACTACGAACATAAACACGGTGATAGTCATACGGACCCCAAGGCTTTGAGCCGTCACCATTACGATACAATGCCGCAACCATCGGAAATGATTCGTCATCAGTATCAATTACCCAGCAAGGATATTCAAAATCAAGACCGTCTGTAATTACTTCACGCTCACCTGTTTGTTCATTCTTACGAGACATGAGACCCTCTTGGATCAATACTGCCACACTTGTAAGAGTGTGCATACTGTCAAACACAAACAATTCAACTTTACCATTCAATCGCACAACATAAATTGGACTCAACAAGCGGGGGTCAAATTTAGTAACAATGCCTGTCATGTGTACATGGTCTAACAATCGTTGTACTTCCTCAGGAGTCAACAGTTCACTTAATTTGTGCTTTTCAAATTTAGGGATAGCATCAGCGTCAAATGTGATGTTATTAGTTTTATAAAATTCAATTTGCTTATTGAATTTTTTGTCTGCCATAATCTCATCTGTCAGTTGATTAACTTTTTTATTAACCAATGTATGTTTAGGCTTTGCTAACGGATCATCAATTTGAGATAAGTCCACCTTTCTACGATTTGGTGTCCATGTAATTTGTGTTTTTTGTGTCACTGCTTTACCTTTAGAAAGTTTAGATGATGTTATAAATTTAGTTATCATTTAATTTAGATCCGTGATTTAAGTTAATAAGTCTCTATTGTATAGCTAACACCATTAAATGTCAAATTTTACTATGTTGTATTAAAACAACATTTTTTAACTTACCTCAGTACGACCGTTTCCTAAATCCTTTGTACGGATTACTCTTGCATCACGGTTCTCCGGATCTGCAACTTGTTGTTCATACATTTCTAAGGCCACGTTGCGACATACTGTTTGAAACCACCGATCCACAATGATTACATCAGTATCATCATCCCGCTGTTTATAACCTGCTCTAATTAAATTCAATACAAACTTGTCATTGAAATCTAAATCAAATGCACCATCATTGATGTTCTCAGGATTGATTTCTACTTTAGTAATAGCAATATATGGTTCGCCTGCCGCTGTAGCTTTTTCTTTTTCAGTAAGTTCAGGTGTCGGAGGTTTTTGTGGTTTAGGCTTAGGTTCTTTCTTAACAACAGGTTCAACCTCTTGTTTTTTAAATAAGTTTTTTAATTTTTCAAACATTTGTATCTTTCGTATAGTTTAAAGCTGGCAAGATTCTTTGCCTTTGACTCACACATCATATCAAAATTATCAATAAATGTCAATGCCCAATCATTTACAGCATCTGACCACATATAATCACTATGTGCCCTAAGTTTTTGTTTACTATGTCCTGCTTCAATCAACGCACCATGAGCGGGTAACTGTGATCCGGGATGTCCGACAAGTACATCTTCACGGCTGACGGAGTAATGTAGAGTAGGCCTAACACCGCGCCAACTATCAATAACCATCTTAACCCGGTCATCATTTGCGGAAATATATTCTCCCTCACGTATCCAATTATGGTGTATGTCCATGACTGTAGGTACGAGGTCAGATAATGATAAGCAGTCTGCAAGTCCATGTGTGTATTCCTCATTTTCTAATGTAAGTGTGTTTCGTGCCTCAGGGCTTAATCTATTATAAACATCTCTGATACCCTGAGGACCTTTCCTACCAGAGATATGTACATTTACTTTGAAGTCTTGAAATGTCTTGCCATAGCCCATCCATCGAACCATGTCACAATGATATTCAAATTCTTCTATACTCTTATTTACTACCTCGTCACGGTCACTCGCTAAAACTACGAATTGGTCAGGGTGAAAGCTAAGACGAACATCATTAGCACGTGCAGTTTCACCGATTGGGGCAAACCATCGTTGTAAACTGTTTTGTACATCAGTGCTTTGCCAAAATTCTTTGTAACCATCCATGGTATAAAAACTCAACATATCACTAGTAAGACGAACCATACGCAATTCGGGTTCTAATGTAGCAACACGTTTAACCAACGCATGAGTATTCATAATGTTACGTTTAGCAACATCCATAATCTTTTCTTCTACTATATTGCGGCTATTACGCTTTGCCCATGCTTGTGTAGTGCCACCGGTGTTAAGACCTTCGGCTGAAACAATCTCACCCTTCTTGTTGATTTCTGCCCATTTACAAGCAAAGCCGATGCGTTTGATAGATTGATTTGTCAAAGTAATAGTCCAAAGTGATAAATAATAGATGTAGTGTAGCATACCTACGCAATAAAGTCAACTATTTACGGATAACAAAATGAGATTTACCGAAATTATATCAGAGAGTGTCAGTCCCAGACTGAAAGACATAGCAAAAATTGCTACTAATATGCAGGATGCTGACTTTTGGTTAGTGCGTAAGGGTAGTGATAAGACTGTGGGTAAGCCTGTTAAAGAATTTGATCCTTCAAGGATTGGTATTAAAGTTGTAAAAACTGATGTTATTGACCCAAAATATCTTTATTACGCAATGATGAATTTACACAACCAAGGACATTTTGCTCGTATAGCAAATGGAACAACCAATTTAGTTAATATTACTGTAAATGATATTGCTAATATTCCATTAGGTCAACACAACGAATCATTAAATGAATTTGCTTCTGGTAATGGTGATGACCATGAGCCAGATGAAGAAGAAATTCTAAAACAACTGGCTGCTCAATGGTGGCATGGAACAGAACAACAAATGGCAAAAGCACAAAAAACATTAGCTTCAATGGGTTGGGATATCGGTCAAGATGAATCAGGTGATGAAGATGCGGGAGTATTTGTTATTAGAATAGGTGATGAGAACGGAGATAGTTACATTGCGTTTAATCATAGCGATTTAGAATTGAATGAAGGTGAGACTTGGTCAAAGCATAACAACCCAAGAGTAGGTGGTATGAGTAAAAAGTCTGTAAGTAGCTATCGCCGTAGTCATCCCGGTAGCAAGATTCAAACAGCAGTTACTACTAAACCTAGCAAACTTAAAAAGGGTAGTAAAGCCGCTAAACGCCGTAAATCATTCTGTGCTAGAATGAAGGGCATGAAGAAAAGTAGAACTAGTGCTAAGACAGCGAGAGATCCAAATAGTAATATTAACAAGAGTTTGCGTAGATGGAATTGTGAATCTATTGAGCAGATGGAAGAATTATTAATTATTGCCGAACAAATGGTAGCAAAGGCTAGAAAAGAAATATTATGAACTTTACAGAATTATTTGAGGGTGCAACGCCCAAATTACCGGGTGCGGTTGGCGGCATCAAAGTTATGAGTATGGATAAATTCCTTGCTCAATCGGGTGATGAACCGGAAGAACAAATAGATGAAATGTCTTCCGAAGAATTAGATAAAATGTCCCCTGAAGAATTAGCACAGTTTACACATAAGGCTAGAACTGATAAATCTAAAATAGATCCTAAGACAATTGATCAGGCTTATGGTAAAAGTATTTCCATAATGTTCCCTGATAGTAATAAACAGAGTAAACAATCTACAAATCATAAACAACAAAGTGTGTTGGAGGGTGAAGTATCATTACATCCTAGATACAGTGACGTTAAAAAACTTATGTTGACTTATTATAAATCACTAGGAAACGATTTTTGGACATGGTTTAATGAGCCGGGTAACAAAGAATTTTTTGCTAAACGTGCCGGTGTACCACCTGAGGTTGCATATGCCATAGTTAACCAGACAGACTGGGGACAGCACCCAAAAAATAATGATGATTGGGATGACGAAAAAGTATCTGAAGCAACAAAACTTCCAGCACAAACCCGTGAACTAAAAGGTCAAGAACTAGACGATTACTTAGATAGAATTCGTAATCGTGAAAAGGGTAAAACAGACAAATATAAACTACCTTACATCCATCGCTCAAGTGTAGTCAAATACTACAATGAGGAAGGTAAACGCTACGATACAGACCAAATAAAAACAGCATTGGGTACCCGCCCAAAGAAACTTCTTAAACAAAATGAGAAGATGAAGCATAGTAACGGTGAACTAGAACAATTCTATAACATTGGTTTTGCCGCATTAGTTGGCATAGCATTAGATGAAGGTACTAACGAATTAATAGTAGTTAATACATGTCCGGGTGCTGGTTCATGTAAAGTAGATTGTTTTGCTATGAAGGGTGGTAAGGTTCAATTTGAAGGTCCGTGGTTAAGTGACGGGAGAATACTTACATTCTTATTGAATGATCCAGATGGTTTCTTTAATCAATTAAGTAGTGAAATCACAAAAGAAGAAAAGCTAGCACAAAAAGGTGGTTACAATCTAACTATTCGTTGGCATGACGCCGGTGATTTCTTTAGTCCAGAATATCAAGACCTAGCATTTAAGTTAGCGGCCTCTCACCCAGATGTTAAGTTTTATGCTTACACAAAGATAGCAGATGCGGCATTAGGTCAAAAGCCAAGTAACTTTATTGTTAACTGGAGTGAAGGTGCAAGTACTAGCCAAGAGAAACAAGTTAAACAACAAGACCCGCAATTAGATGTGACAAAGAATAGTCGTATTGTTCCTAGTAAGTTATTTTATGACTTATTAAAGAAGGATAAAGATGGTAAGTTAGATAAAACTGCTGATGGTGCTTGGCAACCAAAAGACGCGGCAGCATTAGAAGAATTAAAAGACAGATTAGCAAATCAATATAATCTAAAACGTGATAGTATTATTGATTATAATGAGATGATGGCTACTCCACAAAAGAATAACATTAAAAAATGGAATGTTATCATTGCACCGGGCGAGGGTGACATCAGTGCTAATAGACAAGATGTATTGTCTACATTACTATTGAAACACTAATGAGAGCAAGTGAATTTATTAATGAAGATATTAGCCGTAGAGACCTGCTTAAAGGTGTAGCGGGTGCTGCCGCATTAGGTACTACTGGGTTAGCGAAAGCGGGTGAATATCAACCTTATGATGAACTTATAAAAGATAAAGAAGCTTTAGTGAACGTATGGGGTCCTAGACTAGAACAATTACAACAACGTGGTAATGCTATGCTTAAGAAATTAGCAAGAACAGCTGGACCTGCTTGGGCTAAACAATTAGCAGGAACACAACTTCAAGTGCATACTAATGAACAATATCTGCAAGCCAACGCAGAAAATAAAAGTATAAGTATGGATGTTACTGTGTTCTGGGACGCACCCGATGACGTGTTGGCATTTGCTCTATCACATGAACTAGGTCATATTGCTTTGGGACATGTAGGTGATGTTGCTCCGGAACAATCACGTAAAGAAGAAATGGATGCTGATAATTTTGCTATTAGATTGTGCAAGGCTTTAGGGTACAATAAAGCAGGATTATTTAAGTTTATGCACAGTAAAAAAGAAAATTACGCATACTACAATCTGTTAGCAAGTCAACCTAATAGCACACATCCTAGTTATGATCAACGTATTAATCGTGCTAAGAAACAAGGATTTCAGTTATCAAAAGGTGGTGTTCAACAAATGAATACCTTAATGACACATTTAGCCTAAACTTTTAATAACTCTTCCATATAATATAGATTACGCATATAGGGTGACACATTAGCTAGTACGCTAGATTCAATGTCACCCTTTCTTCTTGGGCCTACTTTAACTTCAAAATCAATATTGTTTACTTCTTTAAACATATTAACAATATCAACTACTGTTTTCCCTACACCGTGACCTAAACATTCTATACTATTACTGGGCTTTTCAATTGCTCGTTTCAATGCGTCACATATTTCATTTACATGAACATAATCACGTACACATGTTCCATCACTTGTATTGTAATCATCTCCAAAAATTGTGAATTCTTTTGTAGTTCTGGCTTTTATTAGATTATACA